ATGCTGACCGAACGCCAGATTCGTGCGCTCAAGCCGCAGGAAAAGGACTTTGTGATCTCGGACGGGCGTAGCGCGCGGGGTGAGGGGGTGTTGGTGCTGAAGGTGCGGCCGAGCGGCACCAAGGAGTTCTACTTCCAGCGCCACGTTGGTGGGAGGAAGAAGCTGACCAAGCTGGGCAACTGGCCGGCGTTGTCGTTGACCCAGGCGCGGGATCGCTGCAGAACCGAAACCGAGGTCGTGGTTGCCACGGGCACCTTCCAGGAGCTGCTGGATTCGTACCTCGCGAAGCTCGAGGGCGAAGGTGCGGCGTCGGCCGGCAATGTGGCCTGGTCGTTCCGGCACTACGTTTGCGAGCCGTTCCCGGGCCTGGTGAAGCGGCCGGCGGCGCGGATCGGGCCGGCGGACATTCGGGACATCATCAGCCGGATGATCGACAACGGCGTGACTACCTACTGCAACCGGGTGCGATCGCAGCTGCACGCCGCATTCCAGGCCGGGCTGGAGCAGGAATACAACCCGCGCAGCTATCTCCAGGTGAAGGTGCGCTTCGGCCTGCAGAGCAATCCGGTGGCCAGCATCCCGGTGCAAGAGGACTGGGAGCAGCCAGGCGATCGGGCGTTGTCGAAGGTGGAGTTACGCACGCTCTGGCAGCTGCTGCCGGAGAAGCTGTCTCTTACCACGGCCGAGCTGATTCGCTTCCTCATCGCCGCCGGCGGCCAGCGGCCGGAGCAGCTGCTCGCGTCGGATCGGTCGATGTACCACGATGACCATCTCGTGATCCGCAGCGCGAAGGGGCGGGTGCAAGGGGAGCGGCAGCTGCATGTGGTGCCATTCAATGAGCCGATGCGGCAGGTGCTGCACACGATGGCCGAAATCGATGAGCACAGCCCCTATCCGTTCCAGGGGCGGGCCCTGGGCCAGCCGCTCAATGTGCAGTCGCTATCCCGGGCGGTGACCAAGCTCTATCAGCGGCACGAAGGGGCGTTCGCTGGGCCGTTCACGTTGCGCGATCTGCGGCGGACCTGCAAAACGCTGATGGCCAGCGCTGGCTTGAGCAAGGAGCTGCGCGACCGGATCCAGGGGCATGCCTTCAACGATGTTTCGTCGAAGCACTACGACCGCTACGACTACTTCGAAGAGAAGCGGGCCGGTCTGCAGGTGTGGGCGGAGTGGTTGGAGCGGAACGTTATCAAGTAAAGGGGGCTGATCACGCAGCCCCGTTGTCTTCCCAATTCATCGGATCGGCCTGCCAGGCGGCGACGGCCGACTCGCGCCAGCCGATCCGGCCGGCGGTGATGGTCACCGGCTGCGGGAAGCGCTCGGCTTTCACCAGCCGCCAGATGGTGGCGCGCGAGAGGGAGGTCACGGCGACCACCTCGTCCTCCCGCAGGAATCTATCCAGCTTGCTGGCCATTGGCCTCTTCCTCCCGGTACTGCCGTCGCGCTTCCTGGATCTCTGTCATGCACTCTCCTTTACTTCGTGGATCGCGTCCAACTGGTGCGCTCCTACGCCCTGGGGCGGCCCAGGGTTTGTCCAGGCGCCGAAGGCCTCGAGGATGCGGTCGGCCTGGGCTTCGTCGAGGGTGATGTTGGAGGGGTTGGCGACCCAGGCTGTGGCCACCAGGTGGCGGGTGTTGCAACGGGCTTTCAGCTCGAGGCAGTAGGTTTTGATGACGTCGCTGAGCTGGGCGGCCAGGTAGACGCCCTGTAGGGCAATTTCCTCGGCTTTGATGTACTGGCCGCCGTTCGGATCGCGGCACAGGACGGCGAAATAGACGGTCCAGCGGTAGGGAAATTCGCAGAATGCATCGGCGATGGTCTGCAACTGGTCCCGGGCGATGGGTAGGGCGCTGCGCAGGCTGATGAGACGCTGGTTTTCCTGGTCCGGGTTGGTGACGTGCTCGATGTCCAGAACGGCCACCTGATGGATGCCGAGCAGTGAGCGGCAGGCGCGCGCGATGCGCGCCTGGTGGTTGTAGGGCTTGCGGCGGCTCATTGGGTGCCCTCCTGGTCGGAGGACTGGGCGTAGGAGTGTTCCAGCGATGCCACGCGGCTGGCCTCGGCCTTGGCGCATTCAAGGCGGAGGGCGTGGATGGATAGGGCCTGGATCAGTTGCTGGGCTTCGTGGCGGGCGTCGTGGAGGGCGTGGTGGCGGATGCCCTCGAATTCGCGTTGCTTGGCGGCGGGGTAGAGGTCCAGGAGGGTGCGGATGTCACGCTCTTCCCAGAACTGCCATGGCACTGGATTACGACCCATTCGGTACGCATTGCCCAGGATGACGCAGTCGAAACGCGGGCTGTTGGCCCAAATGTGGCGCTCCACGTCGACAGGGTAGCCGTCCTGGCCGGGCCGCGGGGTCGATTGTTGGACTAGCCAGCTGGAGAAGCGAACCAGGGCGAAGCGGATGTCCTCCCGATCGCGGCTGCCGTCGATCTCGGCCCGGGCCTCGGGCGATTGCTTCATCCACCATTCAATGGTTTCGCCGTCTGGCCACGCGCCGCGGGAAACGGCGGAATCCAGGTCGATGCGGGCATAGAACTCGTCGGCGATCGCCACGGCTGCGGTAGCGCCGTTGGTCACGGCTACGGCACCCAGGGACAGGATCGGAGCGTTAATGCCTTGGCCCAGGGTTTCTATGTCGATGACGATGTCGAGGCGTGTTTGCATGGGGTAGCTCCTGTTCAGTGGGCCGGGCGGGCGAGGGCGGCGGTGATGACGGCGTCGTCTTCGGGGGCAAGGGCGCCGAGGGTGGTGGCCAGGCTGGCCAGCGCGACGAGGTGGATACGGTCGCCGCGGCTGTGGCTGACGCGGTAGCGGATGACGGCGCTTCCCACCAAGTGGATGGCCAACTGGCGGCCGGACGGGGTCAGGTGGGGCGTGATAGGCTGGTGGCTGCTGCTGCTCTGGATCATTTGCATGATGGTTCTCCAGGGGTTGGTGGTAGGGCCCGGGGGAGTTGCCGCTCCTCTGGGCCTTTTCGTTTCCGGGGTTTAGTGGGCGCCGGCGGTGGCGTTCTCCACCTCGCGGAGGTGGGCGTTGCGGGCGGATTCCCAGTCACTGGGCAGGATCTCGACGGCGCCTTCGATCCAGCCCGCGGAAGGCTTGCCGGCGGCCCGGGCGTATTCGTGGGCGGCGGCGTCTATGCCGAAGCCGAGACAGAAAAAGGCGGTGTCCTGGTGGACGAAGAACAGGCCGCCGCCGAGCAGCAGATTCCCGGTATTCACGCCGAGCCGATCCCAAAAGCCGTGGACGTCCAGGCGGGGCGGGCAGAGGGTGTGCCACTGCTGGACCAGGCGCTGGTGCTCGGCGCTGATCGTGTCGCGTTGCTCCTTGGTCAGGCCCTTTGCTGTCTTCGGCTTCACGCGCAGGGAGCGATAGCCCAACTGGTCCGGCCGGCACCAGTGGACGTCGAGGGCGTTGGAGGCGCTGAGCTTGACGCCCCCTGGGTAGACGTCGGTGTAGCTGCGCAGCAAGCACACCTCGCCGCCCATGGCCTCGCCGAGGCGTTCGGTGGCCAGGCGCAGGGCGCCTAGTTGGCGGTGGTAGTCCTGGACGATGGCGACGGTGTCGGGGTGTTCCGATCGGTAGAAGTAGTGCATGGCGTGCTTCCTCACTTGGTGGGCTTGGCCTTGTCGGCCGGTTGGTAGTTGGGGTTGGCGAAGACCCAGCAGCGGACCTTGTCCTGGCGGTTGTCGAGGGGGTTAAGGGTCTGCTGTCGTTGGCGGATGCGGCTGGTGACGACCTTGTTGTCCAGGTAGCGGAACTGGCGGCTGTCCTTGAGCAGCTCGCGCAGGGAGCCAAGATCGGCCAGCCGCTGCTTGTGCTCGGCGGCGCGCTCGACGAATTCGTTGAGGTTGATGTGGATTTCCCAGTCGTGAACGCTGTGATTCACGACGGGATCGCCGCTGAGGGACTGGAGGTAGTCGTAGACCTGCCAGAACTCGGTCACCGCCGGGTGATCGGCGCTGATGGCGGCCTGGCGCTCCAGGGCGATGCGAACGATGGTGCGCTGGGTCTGGCGGACCATGTCTTCGGGGATGGCCACCACCAGGCCGAGGCAGTCGAGCAGGGCCAGGAACATGGCGTGGTTCTTGACGATCCGCTCGATGCGCAGGTGCCCGACCAGTTCGCTCTGGCAGCTGCTGCAGCGGTGAGAGTCGGCGGTGAGGGGGGCACCGCAGCAAAAGCAGGTGTCGCCCAGGCGGCGGAGCTTGGCTTCGTACTCGGGAAAGGCCTTGTGGAAGCGCTCCAGGACCTCGGCTTCCTTGCGGGTGGCCAGCAGCAGGAAGTGGCTCAGGGCGTCGCCGTCCATGCGGCTCAGGGTGTCGGCCGCGGCGCGGCTCGCGTCGGTCAGCACCGGCCGGGTGAAGTGCAGTTTGACGATCCGGGTGAGGATGGCCTCGGAGGCGCTGACCGGGGCGTTCTGGCTGATGGCGATGGTGCCGCGGAAGGGCGGCTCGTAGGTCTCGTTGCCGGCGGTCTTCATGCCGCGGGTGCGCAGGGTGCCGCCGCCGAAGAAGTCTTTCAGCTCGTCCCAATCGAAGCTCTTGGCGTGGGCCTTCTCGGGGTCGTTGCGGTCGCCCTCGATGAGCACGATGGGCATGCCGGCGACCTGGCCCATGGCGCGACTGCGGCCGGCGGTGGAGGACTTGGAGGGGTCGAAGCCCTCATAACCAGCACGGCCAAACAGCTTCCAGAGGAAGGTCAGCAGGGTGGTCTTGCCGGCGCCGGCCTCGCCAGTGGCTTCCAGGAAGGGGAAGGACTGGTAGCGGGCGCGGATCTGCTCGGCGAACAGGGAGCCGAACCAGAAGGTGAGGGCGGTGAGGCCGTTGGCACCAAAGCAGGTCCAGAGCAGCGGCAGCCAGTCGTTGCGGTACTCGCCCGTGGCGGGGTTGGGCTTGAGGCCGATGGTCTTCTGCAGGGTCTTCAGGCGCAGCTTGCCGAAGTCGAAATAGTCCTCGTCATTGACCTGGTGCAGCTGGCCGTCGCGCACCGCCAGGTCGCCGAAGACATAGCAACCGTGCTCGCGGCTGTAGCCGACATAGTCCATGGTCTCCACGGTTTTCAGGCCGAAGAGCTGGTCTTTCATGATCTTGTCGAGCTGGGTACCGCTGCCCGTGAAGACGGCGCCGGCGGCCATGCTGAGTAGGCGTTTCTTGAATTCGCTGGCGGCGGCGACCTGGGCGCCGGTGAAGGTGTTCTTCACCGGCGCGCCGTCGTGGGGGAACTCGACGCGGAAGTAGTACCAGGATTCGTCGGTCACCTCGTTGCGCTGGAAGTAGAGGGCCTGGGGCGCACAGTTGGCGATCTCGACCACGGCGCCGGCGAGTCGCATGGCCTTGTCGCGCTGCTCCTTGCTGGTGAGCTGGCGATCTTCGTCGCGCTCGGATTCCTCGAGGTGGGCCAGGGCTTTGTTGTACTTGTCGAGGTCGAGCTTGAACCAGTAGAGGCGGGCCTCGTAGGTGAAGTGAAATTCGTGGCGCTCGCGCCATTCGTACATGAGCACGGCCTTTTCGCTGGCGGTGTCGGCCAGCAGCAGGGCGCCGTGGTAGCGGGCCTCCTTGAGATCCTGCTCGCGGCGCTCGGCGCGCTTGGCGGTATCGGGCTCGAAGGTCCAGCGCTGGTGCAGGTCGTTCCAGTCGACTTTGCGGCCGGGCTGGGGGATCTGCGCGGCCTCGCACTTGAAGCCGAGCTCGCGGGCCTGGCGGACCCAACGGCGGGTGTAGCGCTGGGCGCCGGGCTCGTTGTCCAGCGCCCATACCAGCTTGGGCAGCCGGCCCTGGCGGACGCTGGCCAGGGCCTTGAGGGATTCCTCGGGGTAGGCGTTGCTGCTCATGGCCGAGACGGCGGCGATGCCGTGGTGGGCCAGGGCGATGGCGTCGAAGATGCCCTCGACGATCCAGAGCTCCTTTACCTCTTCGGTGTGGAGGTCCAGGTTCGGCGGGCACCACCAGACGCCGCGGTAGCTGGCCCCGGGCTGGAAGCGGGCCTTCTGCTTGCCGAAGCGAGAGGGGCGGTCGATCAGCCGTTCCCAATAGCCGCCCTTGGCCAGCTCGAAGCGGACGGTGGCCGAGCCGATGCCCTGGGCGCGGTCCCAGTAGGTTTCCTGGCTGTACCAGCCCTTGATCAGGCCCAGGTCGAAGCCGCGGGCGAACTGGAGGTAGCCGTCGGCGCTCGCGGCCGGGGCGTCGGCGCTGGGCTTGAAGCGGGCGGACCAGTCGTCGAAGAGGTCGGCGAACAGCTCTTTGACGTGCCAGGTCTGGCCGCACTTGGCCTCGCGACCGCACTTCACGACCCAGGGGGCACCTTGGTCGGTGAATAGCTCGCGCTTGTGGCAGGCCGGGCACTCGCCCTTTCGCAGGTACTTGGTGCCGCTGATGTGCTGCATCCCGAGTTCGTTCTCGAGGCGCTGGAGCACGTCGGCGCGGAGCTGAGGGTCCATCTGACGCATGCTCAGAACTCCGCCGGCAGGCCGGTACCGAGTTCGCGGATCAGGCGCAGGTCGCCGCCTTCGTGACGTTCGATATCGGTGGCCAGGACATTGAGGGCCCGGGCCAGCTCGCGTAGTTCGGCGGGGGTCCAGTAGTCCTCACGGCCGAGGACGCCGCGGTTGGAGAGGAGCCAGGGGCGGAGGGCAGGGCCTTGCTGCAGGGTGACGTCGAGTTGGCGGCGCATCAGTTGGCCTCCCCAGCAGCGAGCTGCTCGCGGATTTGCGCGGCGGTCTGGTCGGCGGCGAGTTGGGAGGGGAAGCGGCGGAGGATGGCAGCGCGGCGCTTGGCCACGTCCTCAATGCGGGTATAGCGGGGCTCGCCCCAGTGCTGCTGGACGGTGTAGTCGGCGCGGCCTTGGAGCCAGCGGGCGAAGGCTTCGGCTTCGTCGGGCATCAGTTCGAGGTGGACGTTGATAGTGCTGGGCATGATGGTTCTCGCTGCAAAAGGGCGCAGGTCACCCCTACCCACGCAAAGGCGGGTATAGGGCAGTCAGTCAGGGCTTAGCGGGTGGCGCGCTGGACGCCGGGGGATTCGTCGATCAGGGCCTCGAAGATCTCCAGCACCGGGACGCGGTAGCGGAGGCCGGTTGCCGGGTTGACCAGGACAGCGACGTCGCCGGTGCTGGCGTCGATGTCCAGGAAGCGGTGGCCTTTCACGGCCTCGAGCTGGTCAGCGGCGCGGGCGACCAGTCGCTCGGAGGTGTGCTGGGGCACGCCCATCTGCTGCAGGTAGTCGACGCCGCGGTTGAACAGCTCCTGGCTGCGGCCGAGGTGTTCGCCTTCGTGGCGCTGCAGGAAGGTGAAGGCAGCGGCCTGCATGGCGTCGAGGTAATCGTTAGGGGTTCCGTTGCTCATGGTTGGGTGTCCTCGATCGCTTCCAGCAGGTCCGGCTGGTCATTGGTTTCGGCGGCGCTGCGCATGGCTTCGCGGCGCATGGGCAGGGTGGCTTTCGGCAGGATCACGCCTTGCCTGGGCATGCCGCTGGGTGACATCTCGTGGGTCATCTCGAACTGCGCCTTGACGCTCCAGCCGCAGGCCTCGTTGGTGCAGGCCATGTAGCAGAGGCGCAGAAAGATGTGCTTGCCGTCGCTGGTGCGGATGCGCATCCGGCTATTGCAGTGAGGGCAGACGAGCTTATAGCCGCTCATCAGAGCACCTCACGGGTGTCGCTTGGGCCAGGTTCGTACTTCATTCTCGATACCTAGGGGGTGGGCCGGAGGGTTCGCGCTATGGCTAGGTGCCGGGCGGCCGTTTGAGGTGCAGGGCGATGACTGAGAAGACCTCGCGGTCTCGGCGGCCCATGTGATCGCGGTGGGCGCCGAGGATCTGGACGACTTCCGCCTCGTCGATCTCGCCGTCCTCAAGGGCCTTGGCAATGATCTGGTCGACGATGCCGCGCTTGGCCGAGGTCTCGACTGCCAGGGCGTAGAGGTCGAGCTTGTCCAGGTTGCTGGCGTCGACGTGGGGGACGAAGTAGCCGCCGTACTGCCCGGCCATGTAGTCCACCAGGTGGGTGGTGCCAGTCTCTTGCTCGAGCAGGATGATTTGCTGGTCGGTCAGCGGGCGGCAACCGGCAGTCTCGTAGGCGTGGTTGTCGAATTTCTTGAGCGGCAGGCCGAGGCGGGCCGCGGCGCACTCACGGCCACCGGGGTAGGCGCATATCACGGCGCTGACGACCTGGCGGCGGGTTTCTAGGGCAGGGCGTTTCATCTTCCAGTTTCTCCCCGGGCCGGGTGGCCCTATTGTTCCGCCACCGGTGTGGCTTCGCCTTCCTTGATGCCGAGCAATACGGCGGCGCGGTGCGATTCACCACGAAGGCACTTTTTCTGCCCGTTGAGCACCGCATAAACGGTGCTCGGGGTCAGTCCGTTCTGCTGCGCCCATTCCTTAGCGCTCAATCCAAGACGCATGAGGCGATCACGTGCCGCAGTGCGAGCTTGCTCAGTTGGGTATCCGTTCGGCATAGTTCGGCTTCGTGTGATTACGTGTGGTTTCGTGTGAATCTGCCGCTAGTCTTTCCCCCTATACGGTGAATGTCAAGGACTAAATGGACGATATGTTGGGAATTGGGTCTCGGCTGCGCGAGGAACGTTTGCGTCTAGGCCCGAACCAGACTGATTTCGGCGCTTCCCTGGATGTGGGGAAAAACTCGCAATACGCATACGAAAAGGGGGAAAGAGCACCCGATTTGCTCTATCTCTTGAAGGCTAAAGCGCTGGGTGTGGACGTCTGGTACGTCATGACTGGCGAGCGGATGCCCGCTGCAGAGTCGAGCCTTGCCCCTGAGGAACTGGAGATCGTTACCTATTTCCGGGGAATGTCCGACACAAGCAAAGACGCAGCCCGTCGCATGGCCTTCGCCCTGGCCGCGGCAGACGGCGCGCTGGATTCCGGCAAGGTATAAGCCCAGCCGGCCCCGGTCATGGCAGCCGGGACATATGGATACTCAAGGAGGAACGATGAAAGGACCCATCATGGCCGTGGTCGGCCTGGCTGTGTTGCTTGGCGCCCCAGTGGCCCTGGCGGCGGATTGCGTGAGTGCGCTCAAGGCGGCGGCCGGTGAGCGGCATTTGACGCCGGTCAGCAAAGGGGAGACGCATGTCGAATTTCGTGACGGGCCCCAGGTCGAGGTAAACGTCGGGTGCGAACTCGGCAAGCCGAACGTGCTGGTGATGTGGCAGGGCCAGAACCCCGACCAGGCCTACTATGAACTCGTCGGTCGCCTTGGCCAGGCCGTGAGTGGTGGGAAGCCCGCGCAGCTGATTCAGGCGGCGAAGAGCTGCCGTCAGCAGGCGTTGAAGGACAGCGCAGAGACGAGCCAGGTAGAACAGCCTGGATTCGCCATCGAATGCCAAGCATTCGCGCGTGATGATGGAGGGACGGCCATTTCGATCTATCCCGAATAGAAATCTCGCTACACGAAAGCCCGGCCCTAGAGCCGGGCTTTTTGTTTCAAGGCCTCCTGGAAGGGTTGGCGACCTGGATCACAAAATGTACTGTATGCAAATACAGTAATTCGAGGGTGATGCAACCATGGAGCAGGTGAGTTTCGTCCAGGCTGAGTCGCGACAACGTCGAGAAGACGCTGTGCGCCTGGTGGAGGTAGAGCGAGAAATGCTCGATGCCTTCCGTCACCTTTCCAGCGCCGATCAGGCCCGCCTATTGCTGCTGGCGCGCAGTCTGAACTGGGCGACAGGCCCCGAACTCTCCCCTTCCTGAATACCGCTCGTCGCTTCGTCTGTTGACCGCTCTCTGAAGCCAGCACCTATACTGTTTAAACGTACAGTATCAGGGTGCCACCATGGACGCTTTCAAGACACGGGGTCGCAGACTCGCTCAGCTGGCGCTATCTCAAGCGCGGCTGAAAATCACGGGCTTCCAGAGCCCGGCCGAGGATCATGCGCAACTGCCGCTGTCGATTGACGAGGCCATCGGCTGGGGCGCTCCGCACCTATGGTTGTGGCTGGTGAACAGCGAGGCGCTGGCAGGCCTGAGCATCCACAAAGGGGATGTCCTAGTGGTTGACCGTGCCGGCTCTGCCGAGCCCGGGCGGGCGGTGATCGTGGTAGCCGATTGTGAGCACCGGCTCTGCACTGTACTGACTTCCCAGGAGCGGCAGCAGCTGCTGGCCACGATAGGCCGCGATGGTTGCACCCGAACGCTCGAACTGGCCGGCGAGGTCGAGCTCTGGGGCGTGGTGGATTTCCTCATGCGAGACCTGCGGCCGTGAGCGTCTACGCGTTGATCGATTGCAACAGCTTCTACTGCAGCTGCGAGCGGCTGTTCCGGCCCGAGTTGAATGGGCGGCCGGTGGTGGTGCTCTCGAATAATGATGGCTGTGTGATCGCTAGAAGCCGAGAGGCGAAGGCGCTGGGCATCGGGATGGGCGTGCCGTATTTCCAGAACCGCGCCTTCATGCGGCAGCACGATGTCGCGGTGTTTTCGAGCAATTACGAGCTCTATGCCGACGTGTCGAACCGGGTGATGCGGACTATCCAGGGGATGGTGCCGGACCTGGAGGTCTACTCCATCGACGAGTGTTGGGCTGACCTATCGGGCATGCCGGGGGACCTCGAGGCACTCGGCCGGGAGATCCAGGCGCGGGTGCGGCGGTGGGTTGGGATTCCGGTTGGCGTGGGGATCTCGACGACGAAGACCTTGGCCAAGCTCGCGCAATGGGCTGGGAAGACCTGGCGCGCCACCGGCGGGGTGGTCGACCTCACCGATTCGCTACGGCAGGCACGGCTGCTGCCGCTGGCGCCGGCGGGCGATGTGTGGGGCGTGGGACGCAAGTTGACCACTCGCCTGCAGGGGCTGGGCATTACCACGGCCCACGACCTGGCCCAGGCCGATCTGCGGATACTGCGCAAGGAGTTCTCTCGCGTGCTGGAGCGGACGGCGCGGGAGCTGCGGGGCGAGCAGTGGATGCGCTTGCATGAGGCGCCGCCGCTGAAGAAAGAAATCATCAGCTCGCGGATGTTCGGCCAGCGGGTGTATCGCCTCGAGGCGCTGCGCGAAGCCATGGCCACCTACGTGACGCGGGCTGCCGAGAAGCTGCGGGAGCAGGGGTCGCTCTGCTCCACGCTGCTAGTGAGCGTGCAGACCGGCCAGCATGAGCCCGAGGACCGCCGCTATTACCGCAGCTTGGGCATTCAACTGGCCCACCCGACCGATGACACCCGCACCCTGGTGCAGGCCGCCCTGGCGGGCCTGGAGCCGATCTATCGCGAGGGCTACGCCTATTCGAAGTGCGCGGTGGTGCTGGGCAGCATCGTGCAGACGGACGAGTTCACGCCGGATCTGTTCGCCCCGGCCGGGCAAGGGCGGCCCAGCGAGCTGATGCAGGTGGTGGACCGGATCAATGCACGGTATGGGCGGGCGGCGCTGCACGTGGGGCGGGTGCCCGCC